AATTTCATCGACGTCACTTAAATGGCGATTCAACTCACTCAGCGCATAGCCCGCCGTGCCGCTCTGATAGGTCTCCGTGGCGTCATAGCTGACCCCGCCGGCGTCCGTCGTGCCCGGGTCTCCCTTGTCTCCCTTTGGCCCCTGCGGACCGGTCGCGCCGGTGTCTCCCTTCGGTCCCTGCGGACCGGTCGCGCCCGTTTCGCCGGTTGCACCCGTGTCGCCCTTGTCACCTTTCGGGCCCTGGGTGCCCTGGGGGCCCGTTTCGCCCTGCGGACCGGTTGCACCGGTGTCTCCCTTCGGCCCCTGCGGGCCTGCAGGCCCGGTCGCGCCGGTCGCCCCGCGAGGAATTCCGAAATTCAGTGTTACGGCTCCGGTCTCCGGATCAACCGTCTTCTCCACACTGGCTGCGGATCCTGCCGCCAGCGTCTCGGCCTCGACGTCCATGTCCTGGATCGCCTCCGCCGCTGCCTCGGCTCTCCCGACACCGGAATTCAGCGCGGCAATCAGGCTGTCGGCCTGCGTCTGCTGATCTGTGTCGAGTTCGATGTCCGTCCGCTCTGCCCGCTCGTCCACCGGAATTGTGATGTCATATCGCGTCTGGACGTCTCCGCCGCTCCCCGGAATCACGACGTATACCAGCACGTTCCGCCCGTCCTGCAGGAACTTGTCCGGAATCTCCACGCCGTCCGCTGCGGTGCCGATCATCGTCAGCGTCGCCGTGTCCCCGACGTTGCAGAAGTCCGCCTCGTAATACTCCGGCACGTTCTCGCCCGTCAGAACGAGGATCTGTTTGACGTCATACTGGTAGTTGATCGGATCAAGCACGATGTGCCGCTCTTCGCCGATCTGGGCATAAACTTTGTTGTAGATCAACTGATATCACTCTCCTTCATTCATGCTATCAGGTACGTCGCGTAAAAATTGATGGTATCGTTAAGCTCTATTGTTCCGTAAAATGATAGGCTGCTGCCGTCCAGACTCAGCCTCTTTTGGTTGATGTCTGTCATCACAATCTGCTGTGCCGGTCTTTTCCCAGCTGCGACTGTTGCGACACTATGCCAGATGTTCGTCGATATCGCCGCGGTTGCCCTCGCCGTGAGTCTGAGCATTGCCACCTTGCCCCAGACAGCATAGTTTGCTGTCTGAATTTGAAAACCTGTTGCCGCCGTCGCAATGTTTGCGATCACGGATGTAGTCGACACGGCAGATTGTCCCGTGCCGCCCTGTCCGATAGTGATTGGGAGGTTCCCTGATGACCCGAGACCGAGCGCTTTCCTCCATGCGGAAGGTTGATTCATATCGACGGTTGCGGCTCCGGCGTCCGACATATACAGCCCGAGATAGTTGTTTTGGCCTGTTCCGGAGACGATGTTACGGCCGTAAAGCTGGATGCCTGTCTGGCCGTTTGCTCCGGCCACGGCACGAATCCAGGCGATCGCCTCGCCGATGGAGTCGAGGATTCTGAACTGCATGGTCCAGTGGTTGGCCGCAGGTCTTGTGCCGAGCGTGATGACGGGATCTTGTATACTGACATTGCTGTTTTTCATGACAAGGCCTCCCGTCATGGTGTCGCCGGTTTTACTCACCTTGCCGCTGTCCTGGGTCGGTATTCCGATCTTTCCCAGCACAATATAGGTTCCGGAGTGCTTCATCACGACGACTCTGGCCCCTGTCTCCGGGACATTCCCTCCGGAAGCAAGCATCTTGTAATACTTGCTCATTGCCGCGTCCTGGCCGTCAAGCCGGATGCGTAGCCCGTTTTCCTGACTGACCGCCGTAACTGTCCCGAGCAAAAATTCTGCGCTATCCAATGCTGTACACCACCTTCTCCAGCTCGTGCGTCATGATGCCGCCCGGGCACAGTTCCATCGTCCATCCTTTTCCCGTATAGATGCCGACATTGTTTTCCGTCTGTAGCGCAATCACATCCCGGATTCCGAAGCCTGCCTGCAGCTGTGTCTTGACCTGGACCTGTTCGATGGTCATCATGCTTTCTGTGACCTTCTGGTTTGCGTAGGCCTGCAGAGCCATCTGAGAAGCGATGTTCTGCAGCTTCTCAACCTTGACGATCCGCCGTCCTCTTCTCATAATGGAAAATGGGCTTTCCGGATTCGTGTTCTCCGCCACGGCCTTCATCGGCTCCGCCTTGTCCGCGTTGGAGCAGATGCAGATGTATACATTCGGCACGTCGTAAACGTCCGTGCTCCGCGCGATCTGCGGCTGGATGCTGATAATTCCGATTTCCTTTTGGTTTCTTGGATCCGGTTTCTTTTCTGTGAAGACGTGCTGGACGTTTTCCGCGACCGGTCTGATCTTTGGCATCAGGATTGCCGCGCCGAGTGCGTCGAACCACACATCGCTGTAGTTGATCTCTTTCAGCAGCGCGTTGACAATCTCGAGGTTCGATGTTCCGACCTCCCAGTCCTCCCGGTCTTCCGTCAGTACGGAATCCGTCTCCGTTCTGGAAACCAGTTCGATTCCCGATTCCACAAGAAGTGATTCAATTACGTCGAGATATGGCGTCCCTGCGCTGTAATACGGCTGTGTCGTTTTCCTGCTGTCCCTCACGCGCCACGTTCTGTCATACGCTTCAATGTCGACGGTTACGAGCTGTCCTTCCGTGTTTGTTTTCACCGTCGGCACAAGAAGCACACCCAGGCTTTTCTCCTCACCGTCTCTGATCAGCACTGGCTTGATCTCGTCATTCATCCAGTCAATTTCGACGTTTCTCCCGTCCGCGTCCTTCCCCTTGGCGAGAAATGTCCCTCTGAGTGACATTTTGATCTGACTGCCGCTGTCCGCCCGCATGGTCGGAACGGAATTGCCGTAAGGATAGATTTCGGCAAACTCCGCTCCGTTTCTCCTGACCCGGAAGCGGACTTCTTCACTGACTGTCATCGAAGTCCTCCCAGTCGATTTCGTGAAGCGTAAATTCATACGCCCTGTAATATGTCTTCTTCGCTGTTTCTCCGTAGCTTTCCATCACGGCGATGCAGCATGTTCCGTCTCTGATCTTTGCCACCACCGGCTCTGCGGCAAGCCTCTCGAAACGTTCGTACAGTTCTGCCTCCCTGCTGAGGATAACGGCTTCGCAGGAGATCGTATGATCCCGGAACCTGCTCCTGGTCAATGTCGGGTAGTCGCGTCCCGCGATCCTGTTCAGGTGCGATTCCTTTGCATACGTGTGTTTCGGTTCTTCGCTTCCTTTGAGCCTGTACCGGAGATTGACCTCTGTCAGGCCGTCTGCGGTCGCGAGATAGATATACTCGACCGTGGTTGTCGCCTCGACCGTTTCACTCCGGCTGTAGTTTCCGTCCGAAAGCCGGTTAATGACGGTGTACTCGTGTGTTCCGATGGATAACCGGTCGACGAATCTCGTGTTCTCGGTGCGACCGATCAGTTTCCCGTCTCGGTAAATGTAGAAATCCGTTTCCGTGTCGCCTGCCTGCCATTCCAGCGTGACGTTGATGTCGGCGTTTTCCTGCAGGCTGATCGCCACTCCCTGCGTGTTTTCGATTGAGACCGTCGTCTCTTCCCAGTCGCTCCACAGGTCCACCGTCCCGACAATCCGAAGTCTGATTGTGTGCACACCGTCCCGGAAGTAATCCGGCACCGCGAATTCTTTTTCCGTTCCGGAATATGGTCCGAAGTTCACTCCGTCGATTTCGAGCTGGAAGCCCTGCTGGTCGTTTGCCTGCCACCGGATGACGGAAAACGGCACATTGGAAGCCGTCAGAGCTGTGATTGTCGGTGCGATGATGCAGACAAACGACGCGCTGCTCTCCGGTCCTGCAATGCTGTCGACGTTGTAGGCCTGCACGCGCCAGTTGATTTCACCTGACTGGAAGGTTCCGCTCTCGACCGTGTATTGCGTGATCGGGTCGGTCGTGTCGATGATGGTGTGCCAGTGCTGCTCGTCCTCGGTCGGGAGCTTCCACTGCAGGATGACTCTGCTTGCCTCGAATCCGTCTGCCGTTGTGAGCGTCCACTGGAACGTGATCTCTTTGGATCCGTCCACCCCGCTGTTGACCGGTGACTTGACCACCGCGTGCACCTGCGCTGCGGTCGTGCTGAAGCTGTATACGCTTGACTGCGAACTCGTTCCGCTTGAATCGGATCCGGAGATGTACCACTCGATCTCGGACGCCACCGGGAATGTATTGGCCGGAATCGTAACGCTGGTCGTGCTTCCGGATGCTTCTACCTCGTTGTAAGCAGATTCACCTTGAACACGCCAGAACAGGCTTGCCGATCCCTGTGGGATGCTTCCTCCGCTCGCGGCGAAATACCATGAGAAAGTGATCTCGTTCCTTGGGTTTGTGTATCCTGATGTCGGGCTGCTCTGCGGCGTGATCTTTGTGGTGGACGTATTGAAGTTCTGCACGGAGGTCGACGAACTGTGATCCCCGCTGTCGATTGCCGTGATGTACCAGTAGACCGTCGCGTTCGTTGGGAACGTGAGTGCCGGGATTGTAACCTGCTGTGTGTTCCCGCTGATGCTGATGGACCTGTATTCTTCTGCCGAGCTCAGGCGCCAGTAAAAGACCGCTGATTTCTGATCGTAGTTCCCGACGGATGTGGCGAGCTTCCACTTGAATGTGATGTCTGTGCCGGAATAAACGTTCGAGCCGGAAGGATAGATGGTCGGTGTGACCTGAGGTGAAACCGTTGTGAAGGTTGCCGGGTTTGTCTCTTTGACCGTATCGTCTTCCGCGGTCACTCTGAGGTACCACTGGATGGTCGAAGATGTAGGGAATGTGTAGCCCGGCACGCTGAGGCTCTGCACGTTCTCGCTTCCTGGTATCTCGTTGTAGCTTGCCCCGCCCTGCACACGCCAGTAGAGTACCGCTGATTTCTGTGCTGCGGACCCCTGAGTATTGGCGAGTCTCCAGGAAAACGTGCTCACATCTCGCGGTTCGACGTTCTGTCCGCTCGGTGCCGATGTCGTCGTGAGTGTGTAGGCAAGGGTTTTGAATGTTTTTGTTGCGCTCGTCGATGCCGTCCCGGTTGCATCCACGCCTCTGAGATACCATTCGATGGTTTTGTCTGCCGGGAATGTGTAACCCTGGACTGCGATGCTTTGCGTGCTGCCACTTGCCTGGATGCTGTTCCATGCTTCCGCATCCTGCACCCTCCAGTATAGTTCCGCTGAGCTCTGCCCGAAGTTGCCGCCGCTGCTTGCAAAGTGCCATGTGAAGCGCTTCTCTGTCCGGTTGTCGACGCTTGTTCCGCTCGGGAAGCTGTCCGGTGTGATCGTGGTCGTGAGTGTCGTAAAGCTGTAGACGTCCGTCTGTGTTACGTTGTTATTTTCGTCCGTGCCTTTGACATACCACTGGATCGTTGACCCTGTCTGAAACGTATTTGCCGGAATCGTGGCGTATTTTGTGTCGCCGGATACCTCCACTTCGTGGTAGCTGGATTCCATGGATTTTTTCCAGTAAAGGACTGCCGACTTCTGTTTCCATGTCTCACCGACGCAGCTGTATGTGCCGTCATGCACGTAATCCCAGGCGAACGTCTGTGCGGCGCTTGGATTGATGCCGTTCCCGGACGGATACTGCGTCATCGTGACTTTTCCGTTGACAATCACGGCGTCGTCATACGTGACTTCGATATACGGAAGCGCTGAGTTGTTTGTCAGCGTATGAAGTTTTACCTTTCCGCTTGTGTTAGTGTATCCGGAATACGGTGGCTCGTTTTGTAGCAGGACATGTGTCGGTGCCCTGAGCATCGTGCTTGTGTATTTTGACAGATTTTCCGCTGTTGCCGTATCCGGCACCAGTTCAAAATCCTGATATTCGTATGGTGAACCGTGTATTGTCGCCGAATTCAGGAAATTTGGTCCTTTCAGGATCGGTTTGTTGCTGTACTCCAGTGTAGCCGGGTTAAAGCTCTCTTCGGAGTACATCATCGTATAATGTGACCTCTGTATGCCTTTAAAGAACGCGAATGTTGCCTTTGCATAGTAAATTCTGTTTTTGAGAAGCGATGATGGGAACGCGTCTACTGTAAAGAACAGTTCGCTGCCGTCCCAGTTTGGGCCGGTTCCATACCACCGGTTCATTTCAATTTCCGTCAGTCCGGAAAGATCTGTGACGCCGACAGGTGTGCCAGAGTCAACATACCCCCATTTCCTGACGTATAGTTTTACGGTTTTCTGTGCCATCTCACGCCATCCTCGCTCTCACCTGCCGGCTCTGGTACCACTGCAGGAGCTCTTCCAGCTCTTCAATCCCGTTGACCGTGATGTTGTAGGTGTTCGTGCTCGCGCCCGCCGCTGCGGCCGGTGCCGCCGCTGCCGCGAAGGTCGGGCCGATGCTGAAGCTCCTCTGAATCTGATCGGTGATCAGGTGCTCGTTGTCCCGGATTCCCTTGGCAAACAGCTGCATCATGTCAGGCGCGTAGGTGTGGAAGTCGCTGAGAGGGCCTTCCTTCGGCTCGGAGAATCCGAGCATGTTCTTGATGCCCTGTCCGATGCTCCGGACCGTTCCCATCAGGCCGCTCATTCTGGACGTGATGCCGCCGACAAAGTTCTGGATCAGATCCGCGCCCCACTGCTTTGCCTGCTCGATCTTCTCGTGGATCGCGTCCTTAATCTTCCCGAGCACGTCCCCGATTGCCTTCACGACGTCGCCGATGCCCTGCAGCAGGCCCTTCGCAAGTTCCACGACCAGCTTCGTCCCGCTCTCCAGCAGCTGCGGCAGGAACTCGAGAATTGCCTTCAGCAGGTTCCCCATGATCGTCGGCACCTTCTCGATCAGCGTCGGCAGTGCCTTGATGAGGCCCTCCGCCACCGCTCCGATGATCTGGAACGCCGCGTCGATGAGCTTCATCAGCGTGTCCGGCTCCGTGAGCTTCTCCACGATGGTCAGCGTCACTTCCACCACCGCCGGAATCAGCTCCGGCAGCGCGTCGATGATGCCGTCAATCAGCGCGAAGAGAATTTCCGTGCCCGCCTCAATGATCTTCGGCAGGTTCTGAATCAGGTGCTTCGCGAGCTCCGTGATGATCGGGATCGCCGTCTCCGCCAGCTTCGGCAGGTTGTCGATCAGCGCCGTTGCCAGCGATTCCACAATTCCCAGTCCGATTTCCATAAATTTCGGCAGCTGCTCCGTCAGGTTCCCGAGCAGGCTGTCAATTCCCTGAGATATAAGACCAAGCCCGGCCTCATTGTTGCCGGTGAACAGCTCCGCGAGGCCGTCCATCGTCGTCTTGATTCCGGGCAAAAATTCTGATGTTAATCCTCTGGACAGTCCCTGGAACGCCGTCTGCATGTCCTGCAGGCTGTCCTGATATGCCGCGGCCGCCTTGACCGCTTCGTCCGACATGACGCCGCCGAGCTCGTGCACCCGGTCGCGCATGGCCTGTGTGTCCTCTGCCGATGTGTTCAGCAGGGCGCCCAGCTCCGTCGCGCCTCTTCCCAGCAGCTGGCCCGCCACATAGGTCCGTTGCGTCCCGTCCTCCATGTTCTGCAGGCCCGCGATGGTCCGCTCAAAGAGTTCCTGCTGATTTAGCGTCGCAAGGTCCTCCTCGGTGATCCCCAGCGTCGCGAATGCCGCGTTTCCGCTCTCCGCCGCGTTGGCCAGCGTCTTCATGCTCGCCTTCATGGTCTCCATGCTGGTTCCCGAGTGCTGCATCACGGCGTCCCATTCCTGATACGCCTCCGCCGTCATGCCCATCTTCTGCGACATCTTGTCGATGTTGTCGCCGTACTGTGCGGTTGCCGACGCGCTCTTGACCACGGCCGTTCCCATCGCCACGGTTGCGCCCGTGACCGCCGTCACCGCCGTGACCGCGCCCTTGGCGGCTCCGCCGAAGGCCGAGGCCCACGTTTTTCCGCCCTTTTCTCCCGCGCTGCCCAGTTCCCCGTCAAGCGCCGACGTGAGGTTGCTCCCCATGTCCTTGGTTGTCGGAACGATCTGTACATACGCTTTTGCGATTTCTGACATCAGATATACCCTCCTCTTCTGAGGATCTCATTTCTCGCGGCCTCGAAGTCTTCGCCGCTGTCGTAGACTACAAAGTCCCGCTCCGGTTCCGTCTGTTTCTGCCCGGTCAGGACCTCATACATTGAAGGCGGCGGGTTCTTCCCGTTCACACCGTCCTCCGTCTGTCTCCACGCGATCACCCGCACCACGTCCAGGATGAGTGCGAGGATCAGCACATTGTCCGGATACTTCTGTCCGGTGATTCTGCGCTTCGATCTGGATTCCGCCGGCAGACCGTCCGCAAGCGCTGCCTGTGTTGCCACCGGCAGCGCTTCCCATTCAAACAGGTGATAGTATTCCGCGAAGTCGCAGATCAGACTGTCCCTGTCCTGCCGGAAGACGGACAGCAGGATTATTTTTTTTTATCAATCAGCTGCCCCAGCAGTTCCTGGATCTGATCGCCCGCTGTCTTGACCCGCACCTTCCCGCTTTCGTCCCGGATGCAGTTATAGAAGTCCTTCTTCTGCTCCGGCGTCAGCAGGATGTCACAGATTCTCGTCAGGCCGATCGGGTTTTTCCTCGTGTCCATCAGTTCCAGCGCGTCGAGGAACTCCATGTCGTCCGCCGCGTTCTCGTCGATGTCCGCCTCAAAGCCGCAGCTCAGTTTCACATGTGTCATGATCTGTTCCTCCGCCCGTCATCAGGATCCGCTCGAGGCGGCCTTGAGGTACTCGTAGTGGTACTTTCCGGCGCTGTCGCTGGTTGCCTTGATCGTGACCGGATACCCCACCGGGTCGGTATCGTTGTACACCACGTCTCCGATTTCGGTGATCACGCCCTTTGGAATGACGGTGCGCTTCAGGGTGCCGCCCTTGAGAATCATGTCGATGACCCAGCACCGTGCCTCATGCGCTTCCGTGCCGGAGGCAATCGCGATGCCTGCCGTGAGGCTCCCGGTCACATTGTCCTCGCCGTAGATCTCCTTGAGCACGTTGATGTTCATCATCTCAATGAACGTCAGCTTCCAGGTCTCGGACTTGTCGTCCTCCGTGACCAGAACGGTATCCCCGCCCCATGCCTTGACCTCTTCGGAGTTGACTTCCTGGCTCTGCGTCACGCCGTCTTCGGAGATGTAGCCCATTCCCGCGAATCCGGCCGGCAGCGCCGTCACGGCGTCCGTCGGCGGCGTCAGCGACGTCGCGCCCACAAAGACCGCTCCGCCGACTTTCGGTTTGCCGGTGGATACATAGGCTTCATTGTTGGTTTCGCCTGCCATATTGGTTTTCCCCCTTTATGCAAAATAAACCAAGTCGATCACGGTCTGGTACCGGTAGCGCTTGGTCCTTGTGTCCGTGAAGTTGTAGGTAGAATTCACTTCACAGCTGATGATGGATTTTTCCCGGTACTGGATCTCTCTCATGAGGTCCAGTACCTGCTCATTGAGTGCCGCCGCGTCCAGCATTGTCGGGCCGTAGCTCTGCACGGCCACGGTTGCGGTCCGCATCTCTGCGCCCCGCTCGCCGCCTCCGGTCCGCTCCAGGACGAAATAACGCTCCGGCTTGTCCTCCGGCTGCTCCATGTAGGCCGGGCAGCCTGTGGCCTCTTCCAGGGTCCTGAGAAGGATCGGTTCGAGCATCATCCGCCCACCGCCTTCAGCAGCGTATTGTTGTCCATATTGTCCTTCATGGCTTCCTCCGTCTCCGTGTAGACCGACGCAATCACGCGGGTCCCGGCCTGATAGACGTCCGTCGCGTATCCTTCGCCGGCTTTCTGCGCCACCTGGTCCGCGACTTCCTTCACCGCGTCGGCGATTTCCTGCGAGTGCAGCAGCTCGCCGACGCCTGCATAGTTGAGCTCTATCCGGTAGTTACTCAATCCGCTGCACCCGCACTTTCATGTTCCAGGACAGCGGGATCAGTGCCTCGATTCCTTTCGTCGGCTTTCCGACGATGCGGAAGCGCTCGCCGAAGAAGTCCACCCGGCATCCGGTTTCCCAGGCGTGCGTGTCTCCCTTCGGGATCGCAAGCGTGTAGTCCGCCTCCCGGCTCACCAGGTCCGTCGCGTCCAGCAGCTCCGACCCGGTTTCCCCTGCCGGTGTGACCAGGACGTTTTTCACCTGTACTGCCGTTTCGTCGTACCGCGGCTTGTTGAAGGCGTCCACGCCGTTTTCCGTCCGCTCCCAGAGCGTCACCGTGATTCCTCTCAGCATCTCAGTCCATCTCCTCGAAGCAGCCTTCCGGCACCAGATCCTCCACCGGGCTCCGGCTTCCGATCGTGTTTCCCTTCTTGAGCATCTGCTTTTCCATTTTCGCGAGGTACAGTTCTCCGGAGGATCCCGTCGTCGGGTAGCTCCACGTCTGGCTGTAGCCGAGCGCTGACTGTGTGCCCTGGTTGGCTCCCACCGGAACGCCGGTGTCTTCTCCGTCGCCCAGCACCCGCAGCACCATCCGGCAGGAGACGATTTTCTTCGCGTCCGCCTGCGCCCCCGGCGCGTACAGATCGATGATCACCGCCGCGTCCTGCAGCAGCTTCTTTGCGAGGTTCAGTTCATCGTTTGAGAGCTTCCGCAGCGTCCGGTTCTGGACGTCGTTTACGGTCGCATAGCTCGCCATCTTGATCACTCCCCGGCGTTTTCCGCCTTGTCTTCCTCAGCCGCCTTTGCCGCTGATTTCTTCCGGCTCTTTCTGGCCGGTTCCGGCTGAACGCCGGTGCCCTCTTCAGGCACCGGCTCCCAGTTTCCGCCGGAAATCTCGCAGGCCGCGTCAATGACCGCGCCCGTTCTGTTGTTCCGGTATTTCATGTCGTCAGGACGTCTGGCCCGCGGTGACGGTATCGACGATGCGGCAGAAAGAGCCCGCGTCGAGGATGCCCCAGCCGATATACGCTTCACTGCGCAGCTCGATCTGGTTCTGACGCTTCAGGTCGCCCTGACCGTCCGGATCGCCGAATTCGATGAT